TACAAGATATTGAAGGGTTTGCAAAAGGAAGCAACACAAATGATAAAAAATATGCCCTCTCTCATGGTGAAGCTGAAGCGAGGAATGTACAAAATAGGCTCGACTTAAATAAAAAAGGCAGAGCTCATCCGCATGAGACTTTTGACGTAAATCCAAACGAGACATTTGTAAGTAGAGAATATGGCGTAAATTTTAGTCAAAAATTGCCTGAGTTAAAAGAAAAACGAGGCATCTATAATGTCACATATAATGGCAAGAACGCTACACAAATAAAACAAGACTTAGACAATATAAATGATGCTATCAAATACGAACGAGGAAATATTGGCAAAGGAGCGAAGCATATAAGCATCAGACACTTAGATGATGAAAACAAGGCTGGCTTTGTTACGAAAGAGGAATTGCTAAATTTGGGTGAAAATGTGCGTAATTTTATTAAAGAATACAAAGAGCCATTTGTAAATAAGAAAAATGCTCGTATTTATGAATGGGAAGACGATAAAGGCGTTAGGTTTAAGCTAGTAGTTAGTAATAAAAATGGCGAAGGGAGAGGGTTACCGCTTGACAAAAGCCAAGACGTGTCCTCAATTACTAATGACCTTCGCCCAGCCACGAAAAAGGGATTAAGCCCAAGTGGCAGCCTTAATAACATTATAACCTTTTATTCTGATAGAAACTTAAAAGAGCCGATGAAGTTTGAGAACCCAAAGCTTAAGCTACTTGACGCAATAGACAATAGTGGTGATAAAGTAGGCTTAGTTAAGAAAGTGCTATTAAACCAAGATATAAGCGACGGCGTAAAAGCTAAGGCAGTAAATAGACTAACTAAAAATAAAATTAGTCAAGGTGTAAAAAATTAGCTACATTTCTACTAAAAACTCAAATAACAATTAAAAGCCCTATTTTTAGGGCTTACTCTCTTTTCAAAAAAAATAAAAAATATTCAAACTTTGCCAAAATTGGGTAGATTTGGCACAGCCGTTAATGATAAATTGCCATTAAATTGCATAAAAGGAGCAAAAATGGCAATAACAACTACTGGGTTTCAAGCCCCAGCAACAAAAAGAGAAGGGCTAAAGCCTTCGGTATATGACAAAATAATTTTAATAGGTGCTGACGAGACGCCTATACTAAAACTAATTGGCACTTCAAGTGTTAAAGGTATAGAGCACTCTTGGCTAACTGACAGCTTAGCTGCCCCAAAGAAAAACGCACAACTAGAGATTTCTGACTTTGATGATCAGATCAAATCAAGCGTGCAAAAAACTTCAAACGCAGTGCAAATTTTTACTTCAAACGTGAGTGTGTCAAGAAGTATGCAAGCAGTGGCTACTTACGGCGGTAAAGAGCTAGAGCGTGAGACTGCTAAAAGAGCAAAAGAGCATAAGCTAGATATGGAGTATGCTATCTTTGGTCTTGGTCGTGATGCTGATGTTAAAAAGAGTGTATTTAAAGCGCCGACTGTTAGAACTGACACAACAGCTGGCGAAATGGCAGGACTATTTTATTTCTTGGCTAAAGGCTCAGCAGCATTTGCAAGTGGTAAGCGCGGCAATGTTGTAGCATTTGATAGCTCAGGCGACTGGAAAGGCACTCCAGCAGCACTAACTGAAACTGTGCTATCTCAACTACTTCAAAACATTTGGGATGCAGGCACAACTCCAAAAGATGTGTTTATCGGTGCGGAATTAAAACCAGCTATTAATAAAATAGCAACTCGTCAATTTGGCAATGAGAAAAATATCAACTCTAGCGTTGTTAGCCTAGACACTGACTTTGGCAAGGTAAATTTTAGACTTCACCGCTTCTTAAGCCCTAAATATGGGCTTGGGGACTGCATCATCGCAGGAGATTTTGACTACATGAAAAATGGTCTATTAGTGCCAACCGAACTAAAAGACGTGACTACTTCAAAAACAGCTATCCAAAAGAGATACTACACTGAAAGCTGCCTTGAAGTAAGAAACGCAGACGCATTTGCAATAGGCGTTGGCTTAAAGGCTTAGTAATGCTTTGCACTGAAGCCAAAAAACATTTGAGTTTTAAAACGACAGCAGGGGTTAAGCTCCCTGCTGATGATATGCTTGGCTCGCTATTCTTAGAAGCTATGCTTTTTTGCTGTGATAAGTGTGTACCAAATGTGCTTATTAGAAAACATAGTAGTGAAAAAGTATATCGAAACATTGAAGGAAACTGCTTTATTTGTGTGCCAGATGTACCAAATTTTAGTAACGACAAAGAGCACTTGCAAATAGACGAGAGCTTGAGTTATGCAGTGATTAACTACGTAGCTTTTTTAATAAACAAAGACACTTACTACCGCACGCTAGCACTTGAAATAATAGCTGATTATAACGCAAATAATGGAGTGGAGTTTGGCATATGAGAGATTTAGAAAAAATAGAAGTTGTGGGATTGAAACTAAGCAATATAGACCTTTTGCAGTTTTTTAAGGATATGGCGAAATGTTTAAAAAAATGCAATGAAGCAATCAAAAAAGCAGGAATAAAAAATGGTAAGCATTGAAGAATTAAAGTTAGGGAATGAAACATTAGAGGCATTAAAATATCTACTCATAAATGTTAGTGAGCTTGAAGGTGAGCTAAAAACAATAGATATGGAAGAGCTAAGGCAAAACAATGTCTTGGCAAAAGAGCAAGCAAAAACTTTGCAAGACACCAAAAATATACTTGAGAGTATAAGGAGTGAAATTATAGAAAAAAGGGCTCAGCTTGACGTATTTTTTGATAGTTTCAACAAAGAAAAAGTAGACTTTGATGCAAAAAATAGAATAATTTTAGAAAATTATCCTCTCATTGTTGCAACTGCTGAAAAAATAGACCAAATAAAAGAAAATCTAGCTGAAGCTAAAGAGGTTCTAGAAACTATAAAACCACTAGAACAAAAAGCACAAAATGTTCTTAACGAGCTCGCAAAAACTCAAGAAAAGCTCACCGAATTTGATGCTCTTAAAAAAAAGATAGAAAACCTCAGTGTTTTAGGGCTGATAAATGACACTCTTGTTGATACTGATCACACATATTCAAGCAGTAAGATAAATGAGTTAATAAATAGTACCTCACTATCTACCACTGCCAGTTTAAAAAGCTTTGTATCAAATGAAGTAAAAGTGTCAAGTAATGGGTTAAAAGAGAGTATAGCTTCTGCAAAAGCCGAAATGTCAAGCGATACCATGAGCAAAATAACGTCACTAAGGGAGGCATTAAGTGCCTCTATAAATACAAAGGCAAATAGTGGGAGTAGCTATCTAAAACAAGAAAGCGATAGCAAATTTGCCAAGATCGATCAAGTCATAGGGGTAAATCAAACCACAAAAGTGGTGACAACACAAAGAGCATTTAATGTTTTTTATGAAAACACCGCAGATAAGCCAATAATGCTTTATATAGACGCATGGAATAATGGTGTTATCACACAACTAGCGCTAAATGTCACTATCGGAAATGCAACTCTCACATCATCAAACACAGCCACCACAACAGCGGCAACTCACACAAACATAACCGTACTGATACCACCAAAAACAAGGTACAAAGTCACATCAAATGGGGCTCTTTACAGCTGGATAGAGCTAAGTTAAGGAGAAAAAAATGAAAAAATACAAAAATCAAAACAACGAAATTTTCGCATACGAAGATGACATAAGCAAAGAGCTTCTAAACCAAAGAGTAAAAGAGCTAGGACTAACACCAATAAGCGACGAAGAAGCAAGCAAACTTCTTGAACCAAAGATAGACGAGCAAGACAAACAACTAGCCGAAATTGAAGCAGGGATCGCCGAGTGCGAAAACTATATACGCCATGCTTTGATAATTGGCAACACCGCCGTGCTTGAAAATCTAAGGGCTGAGTATAAGGAACTAATCGCAGAGCGTGAGCGGCTAAACACAACGAGCGAGCCGGTAACGGCAGCGCCGACAGATCATTTATAGGGGGCAAAAATGAGGGTAAGAATAAAAAGGTGCGAAATTTGCGCATCAAAGCTGGGTAAAGACGGCGCTTGCACTTGGAGCGAGTGTCCTAAATGCCCTAACTATAAAGCAGAGGTAAAAGATGAAGCTAAGCCAAAAGCAAAAACTACAAATTCTTAAAAACGTAGCTATCGAGCTTCCCATCGAAATACTACACTTTATCGTAGTGCCTATTGCGCTGCTAGCTTGTGATGAAAAGAGCGAGAATTTGCCTAAATGGGCGGCGTGGTTTGATGAGAACGACTACGGCATAAACGGAGACGACGGCTGGAGGAGATACCACTTTAAAGAACCAAAAAATAGAACCTACTTTGCAAGGCTTTGTTGGCTCTATCGTAATAGGATAGGAAACTTTAGTGCGAAGTATCTAGGTGTCAAAGTTGAAGATATAGATGCAAGCAGTGTAGAAAGTGTAGGCGATACCCTAGCTACAGAAAACAAAGGAACAAAAAGCACTCAGTGCCTAGTGACTTGCAAGATGAAAGATGGACGCGGGCGCTTTGGTTATTACCGCGAAATACGCTATGGCAAATCAAAACGGTATTGCCGCATATATCTAGGGTGGAAGCTTATGGATATTTGCGGGATGGATGAAGAGAATAAAAGCACATATCTTGAAGCAGATGATAAAAAGGTGCTTAAAAGTGTGTGGGCGATAAATCCATTTAAAAGGGTGCGAAATGAGTGATAAATTCTATATAGGGGCTATCTTATTTTTGAGCTTTGTCGTTGGCGTGCTTTACTGGCTAAACAATAACGCAGCCGATAAGATAGATAAGCTAACAACTAAGATGGCGCAAGAAAAGGCAGACAATGCAGTAATAACAGCAGATTTGCAAACTTGCAAAGCAAAGATAGAGCTTGTAAATGTAAGCCTAAAGGCGCTAAGCGTGCCAAAACAAGACGAAGCGAAGATAAAAGAGCGTGTTGTAACAAGAGTTGAGCGTGTGGCAGTGCCTATCAAGGACGCCGCATGCGAGGAAAAGCTAAATTTTTATGAAAGGCTACTCAATGAAGCTAATAGTAAGTAGTCTAATCTTGGCGTTTTGCTTAGCTGGTTGTGGTGCAAAGCCTGAAGTGATCGTAAAAACGCAATATCAAGATGTATATGTACCTATTGCGTGCATAAAAGAAATGCCAATAAAGCCAAAATTTAGCCCTGAAAATTTAGAAAGCGCAAAGGAGCTAATGGGGTATTTTTTAACGTGTGAGGAACTTTTAAAAGGGTGTGTAAATGGAACGAATAATAAAGAGAACTAAAGCCTTTTGGCTAAATAAGATGGTTGTAGTAGAAATAATATTATCCGTCCTAATAATGTATGTTTTTACATATAAATTTTAAAAAAGGGGTTGGGTAATGGATGACTTAATGGATAGGCTAGGCTTTTACTTTTGGGTGATAATAGTTGGCTTTGTGGGCGGTGTGTTAAGCATTGCAGGGGGTAACGCTAAGGTTGCAAGCGACGGCAAGGCTATCATAAATTTTTTTGTTGGCACTATTAGCTCGACTTTTATATGCTGGGTAGCTTACGAGACGGCTTTTTATTTTACTGGGAAAGGTAGCTTTAGCCTCGCAGTTGGTGGCTTTTTTGCTTGGCGTGGCACAGCTTGGGTTAGTGCCGTGATTGATAAAGCGATAGATAAAAAGATAGACAACTTAAGCGACAACAACTATGACTATCCGCCAAGACCCCCTCGTGACTACGACATAGGAGATGAAAAATGAACTACACACAAGCTTTTAATCTTTTAATGAGCTTAGAATTTAGTCGCCCTGAAAATGCCTTGCATAAAAATCCAACAGAAAATGGGCTAACTTTTATGGGCATTTATGAAGTAGCAAATCCAAGCTGGCAAGGCTGGGGGCAAGTTAGAGAAGCTATCAACGCATACGGTGATCTAGAAAAGGCTAGCGTAGCTCTATACAACGACGATGCACTTGTAAATTTAGTGGCAAGTTTTTACAAGAAAACCTATTGGGACGCTCTATGCCTAGACGATGTCAATAGCCAGCTAAAAGCAAATGAGCTTTTTTGCTTTGCGGTCAATGTCGGAGTAAAAAGTGCCGTGCGTGTGCTTCAAAATATGCTGGGGCTGCAATGCGACGGCATAATGGGACAAGAAACGCTAAGGGCACTAAATAATTATAACGAACAAGCCTTTGATGTTGATTTTGATAGAGCAGAGATCGCCTATTATCGAAATTTAATAAGAAAAAACCCACGCCTTGGCGTATATGAGCGAGGTTGGGGGAATAGAGCGAGGAGTGTGTAATGGCCGAAAGAAATTTAGGCGACGAGATCGACGAAATCAAAACACAGCTACAAACAATTACAAATAAGATCAGTAGCATTGAAGCTGAAGCTATATCATTGCGAAGTTTTACAAACGACCTAAACAACACAATCAACGGCTTTTCATCAAGGATTAGACGAATAGAAACAAATGGCTTAAAAAGTGCCGTAAGCGACTTGCGTGATGATCTTGATTTGCAAAGAATAAAAGTAACTAGACTGGAGAGAAAAGACAATGGACTTTAAAAACGCATATTTAGAAAGAACGAGAGAGTTATTAAAATTAAGCATTGGTGCTGATACGCCATATCAAGAAACATTAAAATACCTTGATGATTGTTTTGAGAAATACGAGATACCAAACCAGCATAGAATAAACGTGCTTTCTCAAATGCTCCCCCTTATTACAACACAATTTACCATTACAGCGATGCAAACTGGGCTTGAGCTAACACAGCAGGATTTGAGCTTTGAGTTATCACTTAAAAACCTTGAAAAACAAGCAGCAGCAATGGATGCAAACATAGAGGGTATAAAAGAGCAAACAAGAAATACCAAACTAAAAAATGATGAGCTAGAGGCTCAAGCAGCAGACAAACTAGAAAATCTAAAAGAGCAAAACAATCTTTTACGCGCTCAAATAGCAAAACTAGCAAAAGAGCAAGCGCTAGCTGAGAGCCAACAACGTGCAGTAGATAGGCAAGTAATCGACAATAGAATAATCAAATCAATGTCAGTGCTTGGAAACTTCATAGCAGAAAATCAAGCTGGCGGAATGATAGTGCCGTCTGATATGACAAAATACCTGTTTAATATGGTGCATGCTTTGATTAAAAACGATATTACAATCGATGAAAATAAAAACTTCACGATGACAAAGAAATGATCGGCTTAAATGATATATTAAATTTAACAAACTCGGACACTGACAATGACTATGAGTTTATGGCTGGCGGGCAGTTTGATTTTTATCAAGCAGGCAGTCTTGGCTACTCTGCTTTTAACACACCTTCGCCTGATCTAAGGAGTTTTTTTATCGCGCAAGCTGGCAACTTAAGTGGCGCAATAGTTGGGCTAAATGAGGATTTTGCCGAATACGTGCTAATGCCGATGGTAATCGCCATAAATCAACCTGACTATGATACGAGTATAAATTTACTCTTGGACGGCGTAGAAGCAGTAACTAAAATAAAATTCTCTACTCCTAAAAACTCAAACAGAGATAACCGTTTTGGCAGGATAGACGGCAATGGCTTTGCTAGTTTGCAAAGAGGCGACTACACAAGCCTAAAAGAGTTTGTAAGTGAGCTAAGAAACGACAGCTATGCTGAAAATCTAGCTGAGGACGTCGGCAGAATGTATGGTGGCGTAGTAGGTCAAGCTTTGGCTGGCATGCTATACGACGGCATCGTAAATGGACGCTTTAACGCGATGAATGTAGCCGAGGCGATGTATCAAAATATGAAAAGCACGCTAACCTCGGTCGCTATCCAAAACACACTTTCAGCGCTTGGCACGACCATATCTCCTCTAGGTGTAGCTCCGATAGCTGGGCTAATTAACGCTCTTATAACCGAAGTTTTCGAGATGGCAGTAGGGCTTGATAATAGCTTTGGTTTTGGTGGTGATCTAAACGCAGTAGTAGGCAACACCGCTTTTTATGATCGCCCTATGAGTTTTGGAGAGTTTATGCAAGATACGTTTAGCGGGTGGTTTGGCATCCCAGACGTGACAATAGCACAAACTGACTACAACGGAACGCTTACTGGCGTAAGGGTTGGCAAACAATTATATGGGTATAAAATGGAACAAACATTTGATGATGCACTACATGGCAGACCTGGCACAAAAACGCTGACTAGCCTTGACCCAGCAAGAGCAGCAATGCAAAATTTCGCACGCAATAAACTAGACAGCATAAGGTCGCAAAGCTCACTAATGACAAATATGCGTATGGATAGTCTAGGCAGGCTAAACTATGAGATAAACACTCGCACATCACTACAAAATGCAGGGTTTGATACAACACTATCAGATATGGCATTTAGCGCCACACAACAGATAACAAAATCACTGCTTGATAAAGTAGTAGCTTTTGATTTGAACGCCTTTAATATCGCACCAGCTGGAGCGTCAGAAAGTGATCACTCAAACGCTAGCACAACGGCTAGAGAAAACACATATACTGGCTCAAATGAGTGGGCAAACACTGCCACAAAACTTGCATCAATAATGAGGAATGGCGGCAATGGGCTTGGAGTGTCGGTTGATAAAAACGGAAATTTTAGTTTTTCAAATACTCCAGCAGGCAACATGGTAGAGGCAATGGGTTTGGTTGGCTTTGGTGGGGCTAAAATAGACTATGGGCTTGCTTCAAAAGTAGCTGCTGCCCTTTCTGCCGCAAAAACGGCTATCGAAAAACAAAAAGCAGCAGAAGCTGCCGCTAGCAAAAATGTAGGAAGTGGTGGTAGCGACTTTAGTCACAGCGTTGGAAGTGCCAGCCACACTGCTTTTGATGATAGAAACTTTAGTGATAAATTTTCTGGTAGGGACTGGGGTGGAAATAAAAAACAAGCAGGTGGTCGTAGTGCTGCTAGCCGAGAAAGGCAAAGAGAAAAACACGGCTCTAGCTCTTCAAGCTCAAATAGTAGAGCTGGTGGCAGAAGCGCAAGAAGCAGAGAAAGACAAGCCAACAAAAATGGACGAAAATAAAATGGTATAATTCTTTAAAAATACACCAAATTTTAAAACAAAATATCTTTTTTGCTGACCTTTTGGCTGACTAATATTTTTAAAATGGCGTCTAATACGTAGTAATAGTTGATTTTTCAAATCCCTCTCTGTCCGCCACCAATACAATATTTTTCTTTCCAACTTCCCCAAATTTCGGTGTTTTAACTGCATTTATTAGCAGATATTTTTGTCTTAAATTTCAGACAAATCAGCTTTGTTACAGAAAATTTGCACTTTTGTTACAGAAACTAGGATCATTCTATGAGCTCTAGATTGATCACTAAGGTTTCTAATAGACCAAATTTCTACTTTTTTGATACTGCTCTTAAAGATGGCAAAAAGCTAACTGTTAAATTTTGCCTTTTCACAAAAGATATAGATGAGGCGGTTAGGCTAGCAAATCCTATAAAAGCTGCAGCCAACGAAGCTCTTGCTAATAAGATAACCACGACGCATGCAAACTCTAAAAGTCTAAGAGCCTTAATAAACATTAAAAGGCAAAATGAGCGGTGCATTAAACAAAATGGCATATTTTTAGATGTTAGCGAATATAAAGAGCTCTCACAAGAGGTGATAACTAAATTTTATAATCTAGTAGCTCCAAAAGAAAAGCTTGAAAAAGAGCTCAAAACATCACTGGACGCATCTTTGAGTTCAAAAGAAGCCACACCGATATCTTTTGAAGCAGTAGCCAAAAGATATGTGCAAACAGAGTGCTTAAAGCTAAAATCTAGTGATAAGACAAAGGGCTATTATGTTAAGACTGGCAAGCTCTTGGATGAGTTTTTTAAAGATCATCAAGGTAAAGAGTTTAGCTACAGCGACGCTGAAAGCTTTCAAACAACTCTAGCAAGCAAAAAGCTCAATAAAAAGACCATCAACAACTACACATCTTACTCAAAAAGGCTCTTTGACTATGCCATAAAGATGGGCAAGCTCACGACCAATCCTTTTAAAATGCTTACATCCTTTAAAATTTCAGCCGACGAGAAGTCGCCGAAAGATAACTTTAGTCTAGATGAACTAAAAAAAGTTTTTGACACAAAAAGGCTTGATCTACGAAACTATATGATGTTTGCTCTTCATACTGGGCTAAGGTTTAATGAAATTTGGCAACTTGATAGCAAAAGTGTAGGCGAAGAAGATGGCATAAAATTTATAAATGTTAAGACTGCCAAGCAAAAAGGAGGCGTTAGCAAATATAGGCAAATTCCACTACATAAGAATATTGAGCATTTGACAGACAATTCAAAAACAGCCAAAACATTTGCCTTAGTCAGCTAAAAGAAAAACAATACCTATACTCTCACGCCAATTAGTGATCACAGAATTTAAAAGTTAAAGCCAACAAAACTTTTAGCCGACGCATACAAGCTCTAAAAACCTAAGAGCCTTGATAGATGTAAAAAATAGAGATAGCACTTCATAGCAATTTTATATAACCTATTCTTACTATGAGATTTCATCTAAAACAATAGAAAATTTTAGTTAATAAAAGTTGATTTGCTATGAAAATTTGAATTAAAAATTCAAGGGCATTGCGCCCTTGAAATTATGATCTAACAGGTGAAAGATAAGGTTTTTCAGAGTGCATAGACATCTCGTTTTGTTGTCTAAATGCTATATACTCTTCTTCGCTTAATTTTTTTATGTTAGCTATAGTGATCTTAAGAGGTGTGATACCTGAGAGTGGGTCGTGGTCTTGTGCGTTTGCAAGTTCGTTACCGTCAGCCTCACTATAGTGGAAAGTCGTAAATATCGTACTCTCCCTAAGGTCAGGATTTACGCGAAGTTTAGCAGCGATCCTACCACGTTTATTCTCTACCATTGCGTAGCAGCCATCCTCTAGCTCTCTTTCTCTTGCGATATCAGGGCTTACTTCGATTAGCGGACCTTCGATGCCAGCACCATACTCTAGCGGTGGGCACTCTCTTGTCATCGTTCCTGTGTGGTAGTGATAGACTTTTCTACCTGTTGTAAATAGGCAAGGATAGACCTCATCTGGTACTTCGCTCATCGCGCCTGAACCTACTGGATAGCCATCAGGTATATGCATTTTGGCTTTAAATTCAGCCTCCATGCTTGCACGCTTATCTTTATCGTCAGCGTAAAGTACTGGAGCTAGGCGGAATTTACCATCAGGTAGCATTGATTTGTGATCAGTATAAAGATCAGGTGTGCCTGGGTGATCTTCATCAGGGCATGGCCAGCTGATGCCACCTAGTTTTTCAAGCCTATAGTAGCTGATACCGCCAAAGAATTTAGGCATTAGCTTTCTAAGCTCATCCCAAACCTCTTCTGCACTTAAGAAGTCAAATCCCTCAAGTCCCATAGCTTTTGCGATGTTGCAAACTACTTTCCAGTCAGGCTCTACACCGCCTACTGGTTCGCTTGCTTTTCTAGTCCTTTGAACGCGGCGAGATGTGTTGATAAATGTTCCATCTTTTTCGCCCCAACCAGCTGCGGGTAATACAACGTCAGCTTTTTGAGCACTTTCAGTAAAGAATAGATCTTGCACGATAAAGCAGTCTAGGTGGTGTGTAGCATGCACAAAGTGCTCTGTCCAAGGGTCACTCATAACAGGGTTTTCGCCGTAAACGTAAAGCACTTTTAGCTCGCCGCTATCCATCTTATCAGGTGCGTATGTTAGTTTAAAGCCAGGCACTGGATTAAGCTCGAAGTGCCAAACTTTGCGAGCTTGCTCTTGTGCGTAAGCGCTATTTACTGCACCTGCTGGGATGACGTTAGGTAGTGCGCCCATATCGCATGAGCCTTGAACGTTGTTTTGTCCACGGAGTGGATTTACTCCAGCGCCTTTTTTACCTAAATTTCCTGTTAATATCGCTAAATTTGAAAGCGAGAATACATTTGATGTACCATCGCTAAACTGAGTGATACCCATAGTGTAGCAAATAGCAGCACTGCCAGCTTTTGCATACATCCTAGCAGCCTCAGTGATAAGCTCTTTTTTGACGCCAGTCTCACGCTCAAATCTCTCAGGAGTGAAGTCTTTTACGGCTTCTTTTAGATACTCAAAACCCTCTGCATATTTTTCGATAAATTCACTATCTTGTAAATTTTCAGAGATGATGACGTTCATCATTGTGTTTAGCGTTTTGATGTTTGAACCAACTGGAATTTGCAAGAATATATCCGCTTTTTTAGCCATATCGGTGCGTTTTGGATCCACAACGATCATTTTTGCACCACGCTCTAAGCCTCTTTGCATCTGCATAGCGATGATCGGGTGGCATTCGCTTGTGTTTGTGCCTATTAGTAAAAATACATCTGTATCAGTCGCAAATTCAACAAGATCGTTTGTCATCGTTCCGTTTCCAAGGGTGCTGGCAAGACCTGCCACTGTTGGAGCGTGTCAAAGACGAGCGCAGTGATCTACGTTGTTACTTCCTAAAGCACGAAAGAATTTTTGAAATACATAGTTGTCTTCGTTGTTTGAACGAGCCGAACTAAAGCCCATGATAGAGCTTGGACCATATTTTTCAACGCTATTTTTAAAAGTCTTTCCTAAAAATTCATAAACCTCTTCAAAGCTAACCTCTTCAAGTTTGCCCTCTTTGTTAAACTCTCCGTTCAGCTTTCTCATCATTGGTTTAGTTAAACGTTTTGGAGAATTTACAAATTCCCAACCAAACATACCTTTTAAGCACAACTCGCCATCATTTACATGGTGGTTCTCAGTCGGCTTTGCATCGACTATCCTACCGTTTTCTACGATAAGGTCTATGCCGCAACCAGTTCCGCAATACGGACAGGTTGTTTGAACAATCTTTTGCATAGATTTCCTTTCAAATAATATTTCTAATAACTCGGTTATTATATACCTTAGAATATAAAATTATTTTTAAAACTAATATATTTAAGTGAGGGAATGATA